ATTAACACATACACTTATGTTGTAACAGCAGGTACTCCTATTGTAGCTAAAGAAAAATTTGGAGGCACTTATACTAAGCTAAATACTTACCAGCCTCTAAGCACCGTAGTGCTACGAGATGGTAGTACTACTCAATATAGTCTAAGCGAAATTACAAGCTTATCAGCTTGGGGCTGGCCCTTAACACTACCTACTACTTATGATATAGGAACCGTTAACCGGTATTATTCCTTTCATGAATATAATAGTCATATTGACGGAACAGTTGTAGGCGGTATTATAGATTTCGTTAACCCTCAAACAGGTGTAAGTTTTGATACTCCACTGAGCAGCTTAGAAGGTAAAAATAATATTTTCGATAGAATACTTACTAATACGCTATTTAGTAGTCTATCTTTATTTGAGTAATAAATATACTTAATGGGTGATATAATAAACGGATTTCCGGAAGTAAATCTATCTATAACAAATCCTAATGTTAGTAGAGAGGATGCAAGCGATAGAAATGCGCCTTTTACTTTCTTGCAGTTTATACAAAATATAGACGCATCTCTACTTGCTCCGGATACTATCCAGCAGTTCTATACTACATATTTAACTAGATGGAACAATATCACCTCCGTAAAGTCACATAGTGATAATGAATTAATAATTGAACAATATAAAGACTTTTTAAAGGATATTACTTTAAATTATTCTACAAACGCTGAAAGAAAATTTTTATCCCAAATAGATTTTAATGA